GTTACACCGCTTGCTATGCTTACTGGCCCAGCAGACATTGCGCTGTCACCACTTGGGATTGTATAGTTTGCGCTTACCGTTTTTGAGTTAACCACAATTCCGTTACTGGCTATAAGTTCCGCACCCGTTACTGTTCCCGATGCGTTTACCGCTACGGTTGACAATGTGCCTGTGCTTGGTACAAAACTAAACTTAGTTGAACTTGTCGTTTCACCCGTAATCGTTCCGCTTGTTGCTGTTGTCAGCGTAGGGTAATAAGTAGAACCAGACGAAGTGTTGTCCGTTATCGTTAACCCTGCGGTAACTGTTGTCCAAGTCGGCACAGCACCAGAACCGCCAGATGTTAATACTTGACCTGAAGTACCGTAAGAACCGTTTACAGCCAATGCGCCAGATGTATTGATAGTCATCGCATCTGTTGCGCTACTACCAATTACAAAGTGAATCGAATTAGACCCGTAAGTACCAATTGCTAAGTCAGTCGAGGCAGATGCTAAGTAAACATACCCAGCAGCACTAAATGCCCCACTTCCGCTAAACCCAGATGAATTAATACCAAATTCACCAAAGTTTGTAGTGGATGTGGCGTTATTATTGGATACGTTAAAGTTTGTAGATGCTGTAGCCCCAGAATTGGTGTTTTGTAGCACCATCTGGTTGTAAGCATTAACATTAGACTGAAACGATGCCAGAATATTGGTATCTGAATACCCAAGCGTTCCGTAACTAAAAGCACCCGTAGTGGCAGATGCGGTTGTGGATGCTGTAGCTATAACATTTCCACCGCTAAGTATCGTAGAACTAAAAGTCCCTGTACTCGGCACATACTGAAGTTTTGTAGAACTCGTGTCAATCGTTGTAGCCGTTCCGCTTGTTGCGGTCAAGAAAGCAGGGTAAAAAGTACTAGAACTTGTGGTCTGGTCAGAAATAGTGACCGAAGCGCTTGGTGTTGTCCATGTCGGTGCGCTAGAACCATTTGAAGTTAAATATTGCCCTGTCGTTCCGTTTGCTAAGAATACGGTTGTATTTGCGCCAGATTGATAGGGTATTTGACTGGCTGCGCCACCCGCCAAGTTTGTAGCCGTACCAACCGATAAACTAGACTGTGCCGTGTATTGTGGGGCGCTTGACCCAGCGGTTAAAACATAACCTGAAGTGCCTAGAGCCAAGAATCCCGTTGTATTCACAGCGGTTTGATACGGGACAGACCCAGTTGCGCCACCGCTTATGTTCGTTGCTGCCCCAACCGTTAGGCTTGATGTAGCCACCCAAATAGGCGCTGCTATTGACCCAAGAGTCATTAACAATGAACCTGAAGTGCCTGGCGATAAAAAAGCCGTTGTCGCTGAAGCACTTTGGTAAGGCAAAGAATATTGAGTTGTGCCAGATAAATTAGTGGCAGTCGTTGCAGTCGCAGCGTTTCCACCAATACTTAACCCTGAAGCCGTACCCGTGATGTTAGTCCCTACAAGGGCGCTAGGAGTGCCTAAATTGGGCGTTACGAGCGTTGGGCTTGTAGCCAATACTACGTTGCCAGAACCCGTTGTTGATGCGCTAGAAGCTGATGTCGCTTGTCCTTGGGCGTTAAATGTAACACTTGCCAATGTATAAGAACCCGCAGTTACCGCAGTATTAGCTAAAGCGATAGTTACCGCAGATGAGCCGTTGTAACTCGTACCTGAAAGCCCTGTGCCAATCGTTAACGCATTGGGCGCTACCGCAGTAATCGTACCCGATGCCCCCAAAGCGATAGAAGTGCCGTTTACCGTGATACTGGAGTTTGTCAACCCAGAATTAGGAATTGTTGCGTTGATTTGACTTGGCGCAATAGAAATTGTCGCATTGCTTGCCGATGTCAATTGACCTTGAGCATTAACCGTGTAAGTTGGAACGGTGGAGGCAGAGCCATAAGACCCAGCAGTTACGCCCGTGTTTGTGATACTAAACTGATAGGCTGATAGGGTTAACCCTGTGCCTGCTGTATATACAGATGAATTGCTAAACTGGCTAAACGTAATTGCAGTTACACCTAGAGTTCCACTTGTGGGGCTTGTACATACCCAAGCTGAACCAGATTGCCCACCGTTTTCAACGAATAAAAACGCAGAAACCAGTTCAGCGTAAGTATTTGCATCGCTAGACCGTGACCAAGTGCTTGCCGAGGCTACATAAATGCCGTTATTAGCTTGAGTTGTTTGATTCTTTACTAAAACCCTGTCCCCAGCTAAGGTCGTATACCCGTCAATCGTCTGTAATCCGCTTAAAGTGATGTTTACAGTCGTTGCGACTTGCGCTGGTTGCTTAAATGCCAAGCCCTGAGCGATGGCATCCACATAAGATTTATTGACGATGTCGGTAGGATTTACAGCCGTTGTGCTGATCGAGCCTGTTGTCGTGCTGATATTGGTAAAAACCCCACTAGAGGGCGTTACAAGACCGATTGTTGTACTGTTAATCGTACTGTTTGTGATGTTTAATCCGCTTTGGGAAGGATTAAGAGTTGCGTAGAAAGGTTGCCCCTGACCTATGAAAGTATTAAAACTTCCGTCCAAATTAAAATATGCCTGAACGGGCAGTAAATTCTGATCTGAGGTAAGGTTAGGGGCACTCATTAAAATGGTATCGCAGTAAAGATTAAGGTATCACCAGCAGACATATTTGCAGCTAAACCCGTAGTTATTGAATAACTATTAATTGTCGCTGAAGTGGTCGTATACGCTGTTTGTTGTAAAAACAAAGTCGTACCGCTAGTGATATCGTAACCTTGAACCAACCACCCATTTGGCGCAGCAGGAAACGTTAAAGCTCCCGTATTTGCTGCCGTGTTACCCATAATCACCCTGAAAACGTTTGCTTGATTTCCCAAAACTTGAGAACCAGCTCCCCCAAATCCAGAAGCAATTGTTGGTATAGAGTCATAAGTCAAAACAGCTACTGTGTTAACTGTAGTTGTGGATGCTACTTGATTAGTATTAGACATTATGATTGATCTGCCATTGGAGTTACATAAACAGTCGCTGTGCTTGTTCCGCAAATAGCGCTTACTGCAAAACCATTAGGTGGTACAGCAATAACCATAGGGGATGACATCGAAATGCCAAGCATAACAACCTGTTGTGGAGTTCCAGAAACAGGCATAACTGGAGTTCCTGGGGTTACTGAGTTCAAAGCGTTAGACTCTGAAATCGTAATTGCCACAGGGTTTGCGGATGTGTTCAGAAAACCGCAAAAATTGATTTGATCGTTACCCGTTGGGGTGACAGTCAAAGCAGTTGATGCAGTTGTCGATACCGCTATCGCATAAGATGGGCCAACTGGCCTAAATACGCTTGTATTTGCCATTATGCTGCGTTCGTAGACTGTGGAGCGCCTTCAATGCGTACCACTTGGAACTGATAAACACCAGCAGCCGGAGTAATAGCAGTAGCAGCGCCTGAAGTGTTCTGGAACTGAACTGTTAAAACATTGGCAGTTGCAACATCTACGTTACTTACGATTACGTTGGAAGTTTGATTTCCTTGGTATTGTTGTAAAGAAACGATGTCAGTTGTCTGCAAACCAGAAATTGCAAAGGTTTGTAAAGACTGAGTTGCTGATGTTGTTAGCGCAGCGGGAGTGATGCTAGGCGCAATGTAAAAGGTTTCGTGAGCATTGCCACGGGCAATAGTGGTAGAGGGCATGATTTTTCCTTTGAAAAACTTAATTAATTGTACCGATAAAAACAGAAAAAGCCACCCCTTTTGAGGGTGACTTTCCCCAGTTTTAGCTTAGATTAGCTGAAATCGTAGCCATAAACATATACGTCACCTGTACCAGTTGCGCCAGAAGCGACTGTTACGTCAGCGTACAGAGTTTGACCAGCCAGAGCTGTTGAAGTCGAACTTGCATCAAGGTAAGCAGTTCCAAGAGGAGCTGAAGACAAAGCTGCGAGTTGGGCTGTGGTCAAAGCACCGAACAAACTGGATGGTGAACCTACGTTTGTAGTTGTGATTCCCAAGGCAGTAGTTGTGCTTAATGTAACCGCAGCGCCTGCGTTGTTTACGTTAGTCACAATCAACTCTTTAGGCAAATATGCTGTGGAGTTGTTTACTGGAATGGGTGTAAATGCGACAGCATTTAAGTTAACGCCTTTAGCCACACCAATCAAGCGAAGTGTTTGGTTTGTGGTGACGTTACTTGGATGTGCCGATACTGTGGTTGCTGGTCCTGGATTACTCATTTTGTGTTTCCTTTAAATAAGTTTAGGCTGCAATACGGCAAGAGAGTTCAGGGTAGAGCGGAGCCCAACCATATAGAACGTCTAGACGAGTCGGTATTGAATCGTTGTTAATGGTGTATTGGCGAACCACACGCATAGACAATCCGATCTCTTTATCGGAAGCACGTCCAGCAAAATGGACACCTTCAGGCAGTTCTAGATCGGCTACTGCCAATGTGAACGCATTGCGGTGCATCATGATGTTTTGTGGTGACAAAGTACCTGTGTTGTTGAATGGTGTTACAACAGCAGTAGTAGATGTAGAACCGATCACGATTGTGTTCTGGAACTGACCACCAACGATGATAGCTGGGCTAACTACGATGTTTGTTGCAGTTGTACCTACTGTTGTAGTAGATTGAACAACAAAGTTACGGAGCTTACCTGAACCATACGCTTGACGGTTTTGTGGGTTAGTTGCATACAAACCAGCGATCTGGATAACGTCACCAGCGTTCAGCGTAGCTGTGCTTGATGCGGTATTCAATTGGATCGTTGAGTATTGTGCCCAACCGCTTGTCAAGTAACCAACAGCTGCTGTTGTGTTAGCTTGCAAATTTACACCAGAGTATGAACCAAAGGTTTGTGCAACCACGTTTTGGTCTAATTTCCAGTTAACACCAGCAGAGTCACGACCCATCAAACCTTTGCGGTACTGCTCACCGATGGCTTCTTGGGGAACGAAAAGTCCCTTGAGAGAGTCAACGATTGTTGCAGTTGTAAAAGGCTCAACGATACATGATCTACGACCGTCTCTTGGTGCGCCTTCAGAGTCAAGATAAGCACCAGCTGTTAAGAAAGTGATTAATCCAGTTGGAGGTGTACCAGCAACGCCAACGATGTTAGCAGTTTGCAGAGCAGCAGTTGTCAAACCGTCACGGTCAATCTTGTTAGCTATTGCAGCACATTCTGTTACTTTCGGCTTTCGCCTACTGACCACTTTCATGGCGGGGTTGGTTCTTCGACCTACCCTCAGCGACTTCTTTAGTTATATCGCTGTTCAGACTATCGCATCCCTATCGGGTCTTCTCACTTAGTCGTTCACGGTGGCTTTCGCCTTCCGCCCTGTCGCCCACTTCTGGGCTTCCAAGTCAATCAGAGAAGATTTTCCTAATTCTTAATGAACTAGGCCGCTACTGTTAACGGCTGGCTTCAATACACGGTCAGAGAACATATCAAGGCTTAATGCTAAGTCTTGAGTTGTAAACTGTGTGTCTACGTGGAACTGAGTACTTAACGTGACTGGTCATTTTGTTACTCCTACCTTTCGGTAGTGGTGAAATCGCTTCGGATTTCACTCTAGGTCTTCTTTTGTTATAACCTAGTTCAGACTATCGCATCGGTTTTCACCGCCTTCCCACTTAGTCGTTCAGGCTGCACACCTTTCGGTTGCTTGCCCCTTGTTAACCGCTTCCGGCACTCCAAGTCAATCAGGGATGGTTTTCTATCTGCTTAATGCAAATAGCCGCACAAGTTTACGGATGTCTCGTTAAAGTCTTCAACGTTCAAAGCAGG